CGTCTATCTTTGCCGATACCATCCAAGTGCCTACAGGAACATCTAAGCCATATAAAGCCGTTTTGTCTTTCTTGCTATCTTCTACTATCCAACTTTCAACGATTGTAACACCATCAATTTTGTTTTCGTGTTCAAAGGTTGCGTTTTTATGATTCGATTTTTTAAAGAATAATTCAGATGCTTGGCGAACCGTGTTTTTAGAAAAGTAAATATAGTATTCGTCGCCTTTGTCATTACGTCTGTAAATACTTTTATCTGGAATAAGTGCAGCACCCATTAAGATTTTCTTTTCAGCGTTAATCTCTTTTAAGTATAGTTCGTGTTTTTGTTTAGAAAGTGCGATGAAGTTGGATTCGATTGCAGGAGTTTCTACTAAAGAAATTGCGTCTATTCCACTTTGTTCGTCGTTTGGATCAATTATAAGTTCAACTATCTTCATATTATAATAACTTTTATTTGTTTATAGTGTTGCATTTGTTACTCTATTTCTATCAAGTGCTTGGCTTGTTGTTACTTCTCCACTCACTACATAAGCCTGTGTTGGTTGTTGTAACTGTGCCAGCTGATTTATTCCACTATCGCCTACAACATTAAAACTTGGTGTTGCTGGTGCTGATATATCGCTACCACTATCAAAACTGCTTCCACTTGTTGCACCCCCACCCTCAAACTTTTGTGAAGCAATTTTTGCTATGTTTGTTAATCCTGCTGCTACTGCAATTCCTGCTGCAATACCACCACGAACAGGAGAACTTGGATCTGGAACAGGCAAGAATTGACTTAAATAAGCACTTTGTGCGCTTCTGTATGTTTCAATCGTTGCTGCTGCTATCTGTGCAGCCTTTTGAATTTGAAAAGCTTTCTTTGCTTGTTTTTCGCCTTTTTTCCCAAACAATTCTGTTAGGTTGCTTATTAGTGTTAAACCATCTAAAGTAGATTGAACGGCAAATTCTTTATTTCGTTTTTCCAACGCTTCTTTTTGTTTCTGTGTCTTTACTGCATCATCTAATATTGCCAGATTCTTTGCTTTTTCAGCGTCTACTTCTTTTTGTCTTAATTCGTTGTTAAAGTCTAAAAATTCTTGTCTGCCCTCTATTTCTTTTTCATACCATTTTAAACGTATGTCTGCTAAATCTTTATTGAACTGTTCTGTTTTCAGTTTTACAAGTTCTGCTTTTTGTTCTAAACTTATGTTTTGTTCGTCTATTTGTTCAAGTTCTTTCTTAAAAGCTAAAGCCCTTAAACGTCTATCTTTTACTTCGCCCTCTTCTAATAAATTGAAACGTGCTTCAAGTATTTCATTTTCAATGTTTATTAATTCTTTTGCCGTATTAGTTGCTGCCGTTGTTCTGCCTTTTAAATTAATATCGTTCTCATTAGCAATTAATGCTGATTGTTTTAACAAGTCCTTTGCTAAATTATTCAGCGTATTGCTTCTTTGGTCTGCTTCGGCTTTTATATTTGCGTTTAATTGATCTCTATAAGACGTGTTTGCATCATCAAAAACACCAAATACATTTCCGATTTCAGTAGCCACAACTCCAGTAGCTCCAAAAACTTTTAGATAGTCCGTTGCTGCTTCGTCAGCCGTTTCCATTTGTGCTATAACTGCGTTCGCCTGTGCTTCTGCTGCCTTTTCAAATAATGCGTTTGCCTGCGCTCTTAATGACGTTGCTTGTATATATGCGTCTGTCTTGTCTATATATATTTGTTCGGCTTCTTCTAAACTTTTCGCTGCGCCTAAACTATCGCCTAACGTACTGTTGTATTCTTCTAAAGCTTCGTCTTTGCTTATTACACCTTCTTTTGCAAGTTCAAAAGCAACTCCAACCTTTTCAACTTGTATTCGTGCGTCTTTTTGTGCGTTTGCATAAGCTTCAGTAGTATCGTTTAAAGCCTTTTGACTATCGGTAGTATCGTCAAATATTTCTTTTAACTCATCCATTTTTGCGATTGCTATTGCAACTGCCGTAAGTAGTAAACCAATTCCAGTAACGGCAAATACTTTAGCCCCTTTAGTCATATTGCTGAAAGCCGTTTGTGCTACCTGCCCCAGTTGTTTAAACGCTGGTATACTTTCCCTAATACCTTGAACCCCTTGTTGTATTGCTAAAGCCGATTGAACTTTTAAAAGTGTTTCTTCAAGTTCTTCTGATTCTGTACCCACTAAAGCCATAGCACCTTGAACGGCTGCAAAGCCACTTGTTGCACCACCTAAAGCACCACCCAACTTTTGCGCCATAGTTGTAGCTGCTGCGTCTACTGCTAAATCTGTTTCAATTTGTACTTTACGATATTGACCTACTTTAGTTAGTAGTTGTTGAAATTCTTTACTTGTTGTATCTCCAGCTATACTTAACTCATAAAGTCTATCTTCTGCTTCGCCCATTCTTGTAGTAAGTGGCTGCAAATCTCCGTAGACTTCTTCAAATGTAGCATCAAGATTTTTAGTGCTTTTAGTTGTTTGATCTATTGACTTATTTAAGTTATCAAAATCATTTGCCGTTTTATCGGCATTGTTTTTTATGTCTATGTTTATAGTTCTTTTTTCAGCCATTTGAGTGTTTCTTTATTTCGTTTTTTTAACAAGTTCATTCTTTTCTTTTGCTTATATATTTCTTTCACTCCTGTTTCATAACTGTATAAACCTTTAGCTACTTGAACATTGTAGCTGCCCTCGTAAAATTCGTCTATTTGTAGTAAGTCTATAATATTTTTTAGCATTATGGTTGTTGTTGTATGTATATTTCACTTGTTGTTTGTGATCCGTTAGAATAAGTATAAGTAACCGTCAAAGTAATTAGTTCAATAGTACCCTCTTCTGTTCTTATTCGCTTCGTATCTTCCGTGTTTATGTAGTCTAAATCATCTTCCGTTTTTAATACCGTTGTAGCATTTGGATTTTCTGGAATACAAACCTCTATTCTTTGTTCAGTATATATTGTACTTGGTGTTATTGTTACTCCTGCCGTTGTAGTTGTTATGTCAGCTTGTACGGCTTGTTTAGGAAATAATATAGCTATGTCTAAACATTGTGCGTCTTCATTTGGTTTTAATGGTTCTACAAGTGCTAACTGTTCTGGAAGTAACGGTCTAAAATCATTTATCAATACAAAGTCTACATCTCCATTGTTTAAGTTTGACTTCATTGATTCTATAATATACCGTTTATCACGAATAATAACACGATCATTTAAACGAAGATTAGTAAGTAGGCTTACAGGTAGATTCGTTTTTACGTTGGTTGTTCTATTCTTTAAATTGAACAGGTTGCTTAAATATCCGAAGTAATATGTTGCAAATAAAGTGTTTTGTTCAACTACTCCTGTAAGTGTACTTATTTCAGCATTAAAATTTAGTGTAAAGTTTTCAGTTAATACATTTACATCTTGTCCAAAAGGCATATACTCCGTTAAAGTATTAGTGCCTGTTCCTGTGTCAAATTTAAAGCTTGTATTTGTTTCGTCATACATATACAATAACATAGGCTTCGGAACGTATGTATTTAGGTCTTTGTCTACTGTAAAACCTACTTGAAGATTCGTGTTTGTAAACCTATTGAACTGCATATTTTCAAAAGGCTGCTCTATCTTATATTCGCCACCATCATAGTCAAAAGCTATCGTTGCATCTCCGTATTCCCTGCCGAATAAATCTCTAAATTGACTATTTAAAATGTTTTCGCTTTGTTCGTATTTAAGTTGTATTGTTTTAAACAACTTAACCCTATCTACTTTAACGCTTTTAATATCCGTATATTCCGTTATATCTACAACTGCACCTTTAGCATACCAATCATCTAACGGCTCAACTTGAAAAACATTTTCTTCTATTCCGTAGCACGTTAAATTAAATTCTTTTAAAACACCTGTAAAGAAGTCTGATACTTTCATATCTGGCATATAAGCCACAGAATCAATATCGCCACTTAATACCATTGTAGAATAAACATAATAGTAGTTGTTGTAAACTTCTGGCAAACCTGTTATTATGTTTGGTGTTACACCCCTTTGCCTATATGTTACCGTTACATCTACCGTAGCGTTTTCAGTTGCACGAACTCTAAAGCTTAAAACGTCTTGTGTATTTATTTGATTATTCTTTCTAAAATACGGTTGTTGTATTCCGTTGTTATATTCTAAAGTAGTTGTTAAAACACCATTTAAGAAAACATCAATATAGTATTTAGCCGTTGTACTTGCGCAGAACCCTTGTACTGTTACTATATGTTGTATTTGATCTTCCCAAAATTGCCCATCTGGATTAGTACCAAAAACAGTATTAAAGTTTACAGGCGAAATAGTTAAAGTGTCTTCAGCCATATCGAAGTATTCCGTATAAGGTAAGCCAGATGGGTTGCTTGAATCTGTGCCACCTGTTGTAAAGTCTACATCTTCAGTAGTAGTAAAGAATTGAAAGTCATTAGCATTTTGGCAATACAAAAAGCAATTTTGAAAACGCTTGTCAGTTAAAAAAGTGCCTTGAAATGTTACTCCGTATTTTCCTTGTATAGCTCCAAATATTGCAGGAAGTCTTACGGCTGGAAATAGTTCGTCAAACTTAATAGCACCATCATTCGTGTTTATGTCATTATCGCCACCATCATTATAAGTCAAATAACGTCTTGTTATTAGTGGATATCTTATAACATAGTTCGTGTTTCCATCAGTTACCCTATTTTCTATTTCAGTTGCCGTGTAATCGTGTGCGTATATGTTAAGAAGTGTTAAGTCTTGAAGCTTATCATCAGCAAACTTTGTTTTAATGCTTGTAATATCTCCATAGAAAGTAATCTGATAGGAGTAGGCTTGATTGTCTTTTATTTCGCTTTTCTCTAGGCTTATAGTTCCACTTCTAAAAGATGTTAAATCTATTTCTATAAATGCGTTTCTTCTTATGTTATGATCTATTGTGCTACTAACGTCATTCTGGTAAAAGTGCTGAAATATAGCATTATTTGCAGGAGTTGCAGGAACACTAAAAGACTGTGAGAAGTCCGTAAATATTTTGCTAATATCTTGAATGTCTTGTTGCTTACTTGTAACGCTTATTATTTCGTCTTTAAATAAGTCTAATCTTTGACCCTCTATATATACTTGTACCGTTCTCATTAAGTTACTGTATTAATCATATCAAAGGCAAAATCAAAATCAAGTGTATAGTTTATCATTCCGTTGTTTATGCCTTTTTGCTTCTCTAAAGATTTAGTTTTTATTTTAACAGGTGTATAATCCGTGTTTACCTCATAATCTAATAAATGAACTCTTTCGCTTAGCATCAGCTCTTGGATATATTCGGCATACAAATCATTAACCCATCCTGTATTAAGTTTAATTGATTCAGTACCGTTAATATTAAACTCTTTTATTTGCCCATTATCTTCTGCATTATATGGTAACGTAGCTGGATTGAATTTATATTCATTTGTCTTTACGCTGATATTTCTTTTTTTAGCTTTCATAAACCATATTCTTGACCAGCTACCAAAACGATTTATAAAGTCTACGGCTACAGGGCTATACTTTGGTTCGCATTGTGGCTTAAAATAACCCTCCCAAATAGTAGCACCAAATCCATCTCTATGCTCTACCTTATTGCCATCAGCTAAATAAGGCTCATATACTCTTGCAAAGGTCTTTATTCCATCTGTTGTAAGCGTGTATGATTGTTGCGCTCCTGTTGCTAAATTGGTATATACTATCTTATCAGCTGCTTGTCCAATCATATCAAAGCTCCCAGCCATATTATTAGGTTGGCTTGATAAAAGGCTTGTATCGTGATGATAAAAATAAGTACCCTCAGACAGTAAGACCGTATCTTGAAACGGCTTATTTTGTCCATCCATATAGTAAGCATAGCCATCCATAAATTTCCCTGTTTCAGTTGTTACACTTGTATAAGTGCCACCTACTAACTTAAATGTTTCTATATGATAATTAACCCTATAATTCGTGTTTATGTCTACATCATACGTATTGTATATATCTGCCCATTTCGTAAGGTTAAAGTATTCCCTTACATAAGGCGAAATATTGTAATACGTTTTTATGTTGTTAGACGCTGGTATAAGTTTATCAAGCGTGTATTGTGGATCAGTTGGTTGGCTTCCTGTATTCCATAAATACAATTCTACTTTGCTTCCCTCTTGTCCTGTTTCTGATACCTCTACAATGTATGGACTTCGTGCTAAATTCATTTTAGTTGTTTAAAGTTTTCGTCAGTAATTTGATTAAATAGTTTTTCCATATCAAAGGCAAACATTTCCATTAATTCGTCTGGTAATCTATTGTAATACTTTTCAAATGGCTTTGTAAAAAATAAGCTTGGCTTTAATCCTTTAGAATATATGCTTCTTGCTATTAAATAACCCATACTCTTATGGCTCATAAATCTTCCTGTCGTTTTATCTTTCCATTGTATGCCTTTACGCTTTGCCCATTTAGCCATTATGCCAGACATACCACCGTTTGCCTTGCCAATAAGTGAACTATTTGTACCAAACTTATAAGGCGATTTTCCTTGTCCGTTTCCTTTGTTAGAACTTTTGTTCCCTCTTACTCCTTTATCTTTATAAAATCCGTACTCATCCATCTCAAAAGATATTTGAATACTGTTTTTAGATTCTTTAACATAGCCTTTTATACTATTAGCCAATTCGCCAGTATCTCTTGGAACACCTCTTTTAGCTTCCTTTATAACTTTGTCTTTAAAGTCATCTAACAGTTCTTGTATGCTATTAAATTCTGCCATTAGCAAATAGTCATTGAATTGCCTACTAATATATCACAAGTTAATGTTGCTCCTGCAAGTTTATTCTCAAATCTTTCTGTAAAAAATTCTGCCGTAGGGTTGCCATCAACTTGAAAAGCATCTGTGTAAAGTGTGCCACGTCTTAACAACTCATAGCACCTGTTAAGAACTGCTAACATAGTGTTAAGTATGTATAGTTCGTTGTCGTTGCCGTCAAACTTGTCCGTAGTTTCGTCTTTTGATATGTCTGTTATATCCATAGCAAGAATACTTATGTTGTATCTTATGACGTTTTCTTCAAAGGTTGCTTGGTTTACGATCAAATGTACTAAAGGAAATATTGTTTGCTTGTTTAAGTCAACGTCAAAAATATCGCCTTGTGTAACGGTGTTTATAAGTTCATCGTTGTCAAAGTGTGTTTTTAGTTTGTCTATTATATCGAAGTAGTTCATAATTATTTCATTTGTCGTTTTAGTTCACGGCTTTCAATTTCGTTTTTTTGTTTGACGAACGATAAATATGTGAGACATTTAGTAAGTCCGTATTTTGTAACTGTGTCAAATTTTGTAAGGTCGTTGCCAGAGAGTCCATATATACTTGAATACCAACCCCATTGTTTGCCAAACTGAACTCTTTCTGAAAATTCGTTAAATCCTTCGTCTTCATCAGTTCGTTCTTCAAATAAGTTAGAGTAGCTTGTAACAATTCGCTTCCTAAACTCCAAAAAAAAACACTAGCACTTATTGCAACATCTAAAGGCGCAAACTTCATTAAGTCTTGCATATCTTCGTTTGGCTCGTAGTCTATTATCGAATACTTGTCTTTGTGCTTTTCTTTTATTGGCCTAAACATTACTGCCATCGCCTTGTGATATGTACTCCAATCTTTTAAGTGGTGTTCTAAATCGACATATTCTCCGAAGCTTATGTTTTCCAGATTAGGAATAAATCCGAACTCTATGTTCTTTATTTTAAAGTTTCGTATCAGTTGAGGCTTTTCACTAAACACTTCTGTAAAGTGCTTGATCAATCCGTTTAAATCTTTTAGTTTAATCTTTGCAACTTCTCCTAATTGTAATCCACAAAATATCTGTATCATTTTATTGGCAATCAGTTCTTCGTCGTTACTCTTTTCTTTCATAGCTACAAACTCTTGATACCTACTTAAAGGTATTTCGCTTAATGAATTTGGCAGCAATATATCTAACTTCATAATATAATAACTTTTTTTTCGTGTTTTTGTACTTTACAGAATATTATAGCTTCCGTAATTCTTATTCATTCCAAGTGTTTCCATTTCGTGATAACGTACTGCATCTATTGCGTGATTGAAATTATCTACAGGTTTGTTTAGTCGTTTTCCTGTCTTGTCTGTGTCCCAACAATATGAACGTAATTCTTTGATTAAGTTTGTGCTATTAGAAGTAACTAAATAGTTTTCACGTTGCATAACATCAATACCGTAGTTGATACTATCACGGCCTTTTGTAACGCCTTTAATTGTGATTCCATAACGTTGTATATCTGCTATACTTTTTGGTTCGGCACTATCTGCATAACAAGGAATATTGCTTGGAAGTATTTTTGCTATGTCTGAATTTAATAAACCTGTTTGATATGTTAGTTCGTTTAGTATTCGTGTTTCGTTATGTTTGTAGACTTCTATAATTGATGTTGGATCGTTTGTATAACCAAAGTCGATTCCTATTCCTATTAATCTGGCTTCGTCTGGAATTGTGTCTATCTGCTTCCAGTTACTAAATACAACACCCTCTAATTGACCCATCTCCCCATCTACATAAACACGTACCCAATTCTTCCAATAGTTACTTGTAGCTGCTTTCTTTATGTTCTTTTCTATCTGGCTTATGATTCCATTATCAAGTGCTTCGTTGTCTTTGTAAGTAAGTATTATCTTTTCTGCATCTTCTTGATCTTCGATTTCTGTTTGGACCCAAAATTCAGCAGTTGGATTGTAGTCTAAAAATACTTCGTTTTTTGTACGTATTGAAAGTTCGTTGTAAGACTCAAAGCTAACACTATTGCACTCGTTTATGTAGAGTATACTTCTACGCCCACCACGAAGTTTGCTTGAATCGTCGGCTGAAAAAAACTCTATAAAACTGCCGTTTGCAAATTCGTATTTTAGTAGTGATTTATTAAATCTGTCATCTACAAACCTGTTGATAGATTTCATAATCTTCACAAAATCTCTTAAAGCACCTCTTCTTAAATGTGGTATTGATTCTGATACAACGCTTATTTCTGTGTTAGGTGTTCTTGCTGCACGGTCTATAAGAACGCTTATAATGCCCCAAGTTTTAGAAGCACTTGTTCCACCTTGAACAATCTTGATCCGTTTTTTTAACGCTAATATCTTATTTATTGCCGTTGTCCTTTGAAACATCTGGAAATAATGGTTGCTCTATATTCGTTTGTTCTATCTGCTCTTTTAGGCTATTTAATCGTGCCGTTATGCTTGGATTGTATTGGCCTACCATACCACCTTTAATCTGATCGTCGCGTATTTCCTTGCGTATGCGTGTAGAGATAGTACAGAAATCTTCGTATCTCTTTTCTGTATTCTCTAAATAATGCTTTGCCGTGAAGTTAAATTTCTTGTGGCAGTATAGTTCAAAGCCCTCTATTGTTAATGGAACTTCTAATGGTTCTCCTACCATATCTCCTGTTCTTTGGTTTAAGTGATATTTAAATCTTGGATTCGTTTTTGTGTAGGCTTTATAGGCATCAAAAATATCTTCTAATTCTTGTGCGTCTTTTAAGCTTTTGGGTCTTCCTTTTTTTGCCATCTTATTGATCTTCGTAAGTTTCGTATACTTTTTTAATTCTGTTGTTTATATCTCTTAAACAACTTGCACAAGTAGTGTATTGTTGTTTAGTTCTGAATACTCTATTGTAAATTACTAATAAATCTCTTTGTTCACTTGGCTTCATTCTATTGCTATCTTTTGCAAACCATTCTTTTAAATATTCGTATTCGTCTTTTTGTAGGCACTCTGCTTTAAATCTTCTTGGAAATAATGCGTTTAATTTTTCCTTACGTTCTTCGCATCCGCAGTCATCTCCTGCCAACCATTTAACAGCTTTCTTTATTCCTGTAGCTTCTGTTACCTTTTCGATAACGTCTCCTAAACCCTCAACGGGTTGCTGCTTCTTCCAGTCTTTGTATTCTTTAGATCGTTTATCTAATCCTAAATAGTATTCTTCGTTTTTTTCCATAATCAAATTAATTCGTAATCTTCGTTTTTATAGTCTTCGTAATCTTCATTCAGATTTTCTTTTAGTTTTCCTTTGCAGTATTTTATTGTTTGAAAAATACTACTTGTACTTATTCGTGTTTCATCAGCAAGTTCACGCATTGACATACCACTATCGAAATAGTGTTTAAATAACATCTCATCATACCAATGCCACGTTTCAGCTTCTTCTTTTACACGTTTAATTAAACCACTAAAGGCTTCTTCTTTTGATATATAGTCATAAGTTACGCCAATGTCTTTGCGTTCTTCTATATTAACCATCTGGTGCTTGTTTCGTTCTTTTGTCAAATCTTTGAATATGTTTCTTAAAGTAAAGTGTATGTAGGCACGGTTAAGTGTTCCGTTTTTTTGTATAACCTTTTCTCTGTCTGCATACTTGTGTAATCTTATATACATTTCTTGAACTATATCTTCTGCGTAGAAGTCTTCTCCGTAGCTTTGTACGATTCTCAAATAGTCAGCGTGAAATTTAGCAACTTCTTTTAACCAGTTCATTGATTAGATATTAAACAAATGTAACGATTATTTTCTAATAGTGTATAGACGAAGTTTTTAACAAAAAGTTGTGAATAAAAAAAAGCACCTGTTTCAAAGTGCTTCTTCCGTTTTATAGTTGATAATCTAAAAAGGCAGATCGTCTTGTTTTAGACCCTCTCTAATATTTGTCTTTGCATCTTCGTTGCCACCAGCTTCAACTTCTGCTTGGTACGGTTTACTAAACTTTGCACTAAAATACTTTACACCACTTTTAGATTCGTTTAGCCATAGTGCTACTTCTTTCTCTACACCATCAATAAGGGCTTTGCCTTTGTAATCTGGCTGTGTTTCCGTTTTTTTGTAATCGTTTTTAAAGATTGCTCCTGTGTTGTTCTTTTGTTCCATAACTTAATCTATTGTTTTACTTATTATGTATGCGCTTAACGTCTTTCGTGTGCGCCTTGCTTTTAGTTTTAAAAGCTTCTTTTGTTCTTCTGTTACTCTTATTGTAACAATATTATTCTTTCGTGTTTTCATATTAAAATAATCTTTGTTGTGAAATATGGTCTTTAATTCGTTTTATTGAAGCTTGATAATATTCTTTGTCAAGTTCACAAGCAGTTAATTCATAACCTAAATTATGACAAGCCATAGCAATACTTCCACTACCTAAATGCGTGTCAAGTATTTTATCTGCTTCTTTTGCCCAACCCATTAAAATCCATTCATAAAGTTTTATCGGTTTTTGAGTTGGGTGTATTCTTTTTTCTTTGTTTTTCATATCTTGTTGAAGCATACCACTCCATCTAAATTGATATTTTCTAACTGAACTTTTAAAACTTGTATAAGCAAGTTCACAATCAGCAAAATCAGTACTTCCGTTAAGTTTATCCCAAACCAGCCAACAAGAACTACCAAAAGGTATTTTGTCTATAAAATGATTTGCACCCCAAACTATTTGATTTTTACTTACTCTTAACAATTCTTGAAAATAATCTTTATTTGGTGAAAATTTATCCCAATCTTTAACGGTGTAATCTATTTTTTTTGCAACACCACCTCCTTTTCCTTGTGATTGATTGCCAATATCAATACCATAAGGAGGGTCTATTATAGCCAAATCAAAATAATTATCTTCATACCTTGACATTAAAGACATATTATCTTCGTTGGTTATTTCTATTTTATCCGTTACTTTCAAGAAATTAAAGTGTTATAGTATTCTCTACATTCTTTTATTCTGTCGTAGATAGCTTTAATTACATCTTTATCATATCTTACATCAAAAGTCTTTATTCGTTTTTCTGTTGGTATATGGTCAAAATTGTGTTTGGCTTCTACATCTGATCGCAGTTCTTCAGATTCATCTATCAAATGGTTCTTCCAATGTTCACGCCTTACTTCATCCTCAACGATTTCACTTGGTGTATTGATTAAACAATATGCAAGAACTGATTTTCGTTTGTTACAAAGTGCCATATAACCTTGCAACTGAAAAAAATACTCACGATTAGGTATGTCTTCGGCAAAGAATGGAAACGTTGTAGCATCATAACTACTCTTCACGTCTAAAAGTATGTTATCCGTGTTTACGTCTGGTGTACCTGTAAGAAAATCATTTGTGAAATGTTCTTCGTTCTTATACATAAATCCATAATCTAATACCTCTTGTGCTAAATCAATAGATTCACGTTCTACAAGGTTGCCTTTGTCTGTGTAACGGCTTGAAAATTCTTTCTTGATTCCGTACATTTCTTCTATTGCAAGTTCCTGTAAGTAGGTTTTGCAAGTCTTACTTAATACTTCGGACTTGCTTCTGCTATTGGTCATTATTTTGCCAAGTGCTGAACATCTAATCTTCAACATAACTCTAAAGCTTTAACTTGTAAAGGCGATAAATCAAACTTATCTAACTTATCTTTAGTTATTTTGCCATCTTGTAAAGCTTTCAATGCGTCTTCAAATCGTTTTTTAGTTAGCTTTTCTTTTTTTACTTCGTTTTTATCGTGCTTGTTTGTTGTGTCTGCGTCTTTAGTATCGTCTATTAAAAACAATCCGTTAAGTGCGTACTTCCGAGCATAACTTGAACTACTTCCGAAACTTTGCGCTATATCCATTCCTTTACGTGTTGGATCAATTCCTGCTTGTGCTTTTACTGCCTGCATCTTTGTTCCATCTGTAATCATTGCAGTAGATTCTACATACATATAGCCTGCTGCTTCTTTTACTTCATCAGTTAGATTTAGTGCCAATCCGTTTAATAGTGGCTTAACGGCTTCAAGTATATCTTCACAACTCCTGTACTTGTAGTTGCCAAATTTGTTAAATTGATTTTTTGGTGCTTTTAGTTCTTGCTGGATCTTTGCCAGTCTTCCAATTACTGTGTCTTTCATAACATTATTTATTTTTTGTTTATACAAATATAAGTATTATTTATTTAATTCTTTCTTTTTTTGTTTATACGTTTCAATGATCGCTTTTAATTCTTCTCTTGTATACTTTCTTGTCTTGTGTGCTTCTTCGTGTAATTTTATTAACTCATCTCCCCCTATTCGTTTTTCTATACCTATTTGATAGTTAAGTAAGTTTCCGTGTTTATGTTGGTTACAGGCAACGCATTGACCGTGTACGTTCTTTTCATTAAAAGTTACGTTCTTGTGGCTTGTACTAAAGTAGTGTCCAGCATCAAATTTTCGTTCTAACGGCTTATCGCAACTGATACAAGGTTTATGCTTATCACGTTCTCTTATGTATGCGTTAAAGTATCTTTGTGCTTTTTTAGTTAAGCTTTGCACCGTTTCTAATTCGTCTTTCAATTTCTTCTTTTCTTTCTTCCAGTTCTTTACTTTTGCGGTTTCTACCCATACCTTGACACAATCACTTTTAAAGCAGTACTTTTGGTTGAAGTGCTTTACTTCAAACTTTTCTTTGCAGTTTTTACAACGTGGCATTAAATAACAAATGTTTTACAAAAATTATCTTGATTATTCTTAACCCAAACAAAATGGGCATATTCTATACTATCCGTTGAAATATTGTTAAATGATATTCTTTTGTGATGAACAAAACAATATTTAGGCATATTATTTTCAAATAATTTTTTTCTTTTTTTACTACCAAAAAAATTTAATCGCAACAACATAATTACATAACCGTCTTTTGCAACAAGTTTTAAACTTTTAGCAATAAAATCTTCCGCTAAATAAAAAGGTGGATTGCTTATAATTATATCATATTTATCAGTAGTTTCAAAGTTCAAGTAATCTGTACAAATATGCGATTTACTATCTTGTCTTATGTCAATACCAATAATATTATCTGGCTCATAAAAATCTTTCAAAACACTCAAATAACTTGCTTCATTTTTCGCATCTCCACCACAACAAGGATCTAAATAATTTAATTGTTGCATATATTCTAATGAAGTTTGCAAAATGTCATATTGAAAAAAATATAAAAATTTTTCAATTTCAATTTGTGGTGTAATATAATAATCTGATTTATGACGGTTGTAACCTCTGTTTGTACTACTCATAATACCGTGTTTAAGTCTTTTATTTCTTGTTTCAACATCAGAACCTCTTGTTTTAAATCAGCTATAACCATTTGAAGCCGTAGATTAGCTTTGCACTCTAACAAATATTCATCTTCAAACTCCATAAAAACGGATTGAAATTGACTAACATCATCAAGTGAATCTAACATAGAATCAATTAAGTCTTCACGTTCTGGATGCTTTGCCTGTAACTCCTCTATACTACTTGTAAACTTTATAATAGTTGTTTGTAGGTTTATCTTTGCTTTTAGTATTTCTAAACTATCCATTTATTCGTGTTTTTAAAATAATCTTTGTTGTGAAATATGGTCTTTAATTCGTTTTAATGAGGCATCATAATATTCTTTGTCTAATTCACAACCCGTTAATTCATAACCTAAATTGTGAGAAGCAATAGCAATAGAGCCACTACCTAAATGTGTATCAAGTATTTTGTCGTTTTCTTTTGCATAGTTTATTAAAAGCCATTCATAAAGCTTTATGGGTTTTTGTGTTGGGTGTATTCTATTGTTTTGGTTTGCAGATAAAGAAAATATCCTACACGCACTTTTTATTCCACTACACCATGCAAGTTCACAATCGTTGAAATGCATTCCTCTCATTTTTTTATCCCAAACTATAAACTCTTTGGTACTTCCTAAATAATCTAAAAAATGATTTCCACCCCAAATAATTTGATTTTTAGATACTCTTTTTATTTCTGTAAAATATTCTGTTTGTGGTGGTTTCAGTTCCCAATTTTGTATTTTATCTAAATCCATATGTTTTTTATCCATATGTTTTTTATTAGAACCTCTTTCGTTCCAGTCATCCAATCCATAGGGAGGGTCTACTATTGCTAAATCAAAGTAATTATCCTCATATCTTGACATTAACTGCATATTATCCTCATTAGTAATTGCTATGTTTTTTGTAATGTTCATCTTAATTTTTTTAAAGGATTAATACCATATAACTCAAATCCTAAACCACTATTAAAATCACAAAAAATATAATCTTCTAATAAGGTTTGTTCGCCTCCTGTGTCTGTGTCTTTAATTTTATCTACTGATACTAAAGTAACATATTTCATTGATTCGTGTTTTACGAGTCTGTGTATTGTTATAAAGTCGTCGCACCTGTTTAAGAATGATTTTCCACCCTCAACATAAGCAGCCATTGGTGGTTTAAGATGTCCCTCCCACATATGACCTTTAGGAAATAAATTGCCTTGTCTGCCACTTTCAGATGTTGGATGGGTGTTTATGTAAATAGTTTTTCCTGTTTCGTTTACGAATTGTCTTGCCATATTTAAAAACTCATAGTTTCCCTCATAACCGTATTGTCTACTTAAACCTGTAAAGGGGTCTATTAAACAACAATCTGCATCCGTTTTTTTAAACTCCTCTAATAGTTCGGCTGGTGTGTACAATCTTGAATTATCTATAAAGTCAAAATACTGTTCAAGGTGTGTAGAGTAGCTTCTTATTTGTGTATCTTGTAATTCTTTAAAAGGTACACCAGAATACATCTGTATCATATCACGCATTATTTGTCCGTATTGATTCTCTCCAGCCCATAAGCAAAACTTTAAATCGTGCTTTAATGCAAGTGTTAAAAAATACCAAAACACGAAATAAGATTTTCCGACATTATCGTGTCCTAAAATTATGTTTAGTTGTTTGGGCTTAAACTTTAAGTGCTTATCTAAATGACAATCTATTCCAAGACCTTGTTGTATTCTTCCGTGTTTATAATCTAATAAATATTTAGTGTGTATTCCTTTACTTAACATATCCTAACTTCTTTGCCTGTGCTAATAACTTATCTTCATTCTCCTTTGGCAGCTTCTTTAGCCAATTCTTTGCAGTCAAATATAAACTTTTGTATTTAGTATTGTTCTTAAAGTTCTCTATTGCTTCAAGTGTTTCGTCTATTTGTTGTTTAGTATAATCAACTTCCAATTTTTTAAACTCCTTTTCACTAATAGACAAATGAGCGAAGCTCTTATATATATCACTATCACTAACACTTACGGCTATGTTTGCCATAGGTTTTATGGCAGTGCTATCGTCTGCTATCTTCTGCCATCTTTTATTAGCACCTTTCTTTCCTGCTTCACGTTTCTTTTCTCTTATCTGTTCGTATTTTTGTAGATCACGTTTTAAGTTTTGTTTTATCGGCTCAAAACATAAATCTGTTATAATATCTTCGGTTTCTGGATTCAAGTCGTTGACGTACTCTAAAACGTGTTTAAATAGCTTTCCTGCCTGTTCATCATTTAACTTCTTGACCGTATGCAATAAGTCGCAATAAAGTAAAAAGCTTTTT